CGCAAGGAGCTGGAAGGCTCGTTCGCCAAGTTCGGCTTCTTTGATGAGTACACCCAGGAATCGATGGACTTCGACTCGGATGCCGACCTCCTGATGCACATCAACCGCGAGATGCTTCGTGGTGCGAATGAGCTGACGGAAGACGCGCTTCAGGTGGACCTGATCAATGCGGCTGGCATTGTCAAGTTCGGTGGTGTGGGTACGGCTACTGCCAATCATCAGATGATTGGTCACGCCACGGATGCTTCGGCAAATCTGGTGACCTATACCGACCTGATGCGTCTGGCTATCGACCTGGACAACAACCGCTGCCCGAAGAACACCACGGTGATCACTGGCTCGCGCATGATTGACACCAAGACGATCCCGGCCTGCCGTGTTGCGTACATCGGTTCGGAACTGCTGCCGACCTTCAAGGCCATGAAGGATCTGCATAACAACCCGGCATTCGTGTCGGTGGAGAAGTACGCTGCGGCTGGCAACACCCTGACGGGTGAAGTCGGTTCGGTGGACAACTTCCGTCTGGTTGTGGTTCCCGAAATGACGAAGTGGGCTGGTGCTGGTGCTGCCGTGGGTGGTGTTACGACCTACTACAGCACGGGTTCGCGCTTCGACGTCTTCCCGATCCTGGTGGTTGGTGACGAGTCCTTCACGACGATTGGCTTCCAAACGGATGGCAAGTCGGTGAAGTTCACGGTTACCCACAAGAAGCCGGGTCAGGAAACTGCGGATCGCAATGACCCGTATGGCGAGCTGGGCTTCATGTCCGTGAAGTGGTACTACGGCTTCATGGCTCTGCGCCCTGAGCGGATCGCAGTCCTGCGCACCTGCGCGAAGCTGTAAGTAGCAAGTGAGTAAAGCAGGGGCTTCGGCCCCTGCCTTTTAACTTTACCTAGTGAGAAACATCCCAAATGTCTGAACTGATCCAAGACGAGTTGATGACCCTGAAGGCCCGTGCCGATCTGCTTGGCATTCAATACCATCCGTCAATTGGTATCGAGAAATTGCGTGAAAAAGTTGCTGCCGCTATCACAGGCAAAGCAACCCAAGAAGCTACCCCTCCGGTGTATGCGACTGGAGAAGAGTCGGAATCACAGCGCATGAGCCGCATCCGTGATGAACAGCTTGCGCTGATCCGTGTCCGTCTGACCTGTATGAATCCGACCAAGAGTGAATGGCAAGGTGAACTGTTCACCGTTGGCAATTCTCTCGTTGGCTCGATTACGAAGTTCATTCCCTTCAATGCTGACGATGGTTGGCACGTTCCCAAGATCCTTCTGTACATGCTTCAGGAACGTCAGTGCCAGGTCTTCGTGACCACCAAGACTCGCAATGGCGTGACCATGCGCAAAGGCAAGCTGATCAAGGAATTTGCTATTGAGATCCTGCCAGCTCTGACTGCTGAAGAGCTTCAAGAACTGGGTCGCCGTCAAGCGATGGCTGCTACAGCTGAAGACTAAATAGAAAGCTGAGATAAACCCATGGCAGCACTCGTAGTTTCTGACCTGACTGACGCATCCCTAGAAGGTCTGGGCGTATTCGATGTCCTGATGCGAGCCAACAAGGCGCACCTGGAATCTGAGTTTGCCAAGAACCGGATCAAGGGTTCCGAGTACTCCACGGTTTATCTTGGTTCTCTCCAGGCGGTGATGAACACTGCCCTGGCTTTCTTGTTGCAGAAGGACAAGCAAGACCTGGAAGCACAATTGCTCCAGGCACAGATTACTTTGGCTGGTGTAGAGGTCCAGAAAGCTCAGGCTGAACTGGCAATTCTCCAAGCCAGTGTGGACAAGGTTCCAGCAGAGATTGCACTGCTCACGGCACAGTCTACGAAGGTGACCCAAGAGACGGCAAACCTTACTGCTGAAGCACTGAATGTGCCTAAGCAGGGTCTGTTGATTGATGCTCAAGTCACGAACCTTGCCAAGCAAGGTCAGATCGCTGATGCAGAGATCCTGATCAAGGAAGCTCAGGTAGATGTTGCGCTGGCTGAAGTGGGTATCTCTCAAGCCAAGTTGGTCAACCTTCCAAAGGAAGGGGCATTGATCGATGCCCAGACTGCCAAGGTACTGAAAGATGTTGCGCTGGCTGATACTGAGATTCTGATCAAGCAAGCCCAAGTGGATATCGCTGTGGCTGAGGTTGGAATTGCTCAAGCCAAGCTGATCAATATCCCCAAGGAAGGTGCTGTTCTGGATGCGCAAGCTGCGCAGATTGCTCAGAGCACTCTCAACCTTGTCTCAGAAGAACTGGGTATCGACGCCAAGACGGCAAACACCACGCAGCAAACTGCAAATCTCGTTGCTGAGGCTCTGGTGATTCCGAAGCAAGGTGCCAAGCTGGATGCAGACAAGGATGTCTCTATCCAGCAGAAGCTGAACTTGGTTGCTGAGGCTGCAAGCACTGCGCAGAAGACTACCAATTTGGTGGCTGAAGCGCTGAACATTCCTAAGCAAGGTACCTTGCTGGATGCGCAGTCTTCAAAGGTTACTCAAGAAACCACTAACTTGGTTTCTCAGGAACTGTTGATTGACGCAGAGATTGCACAGAAGACTCAGCAGACGACTAACCTCGTTGCCGAAGCTCTGAATATCCCGATCCAAGGGACTGTGCTCACTGCCCAGAAGTGCAAGCTGGATGCTGAGTTCGATGTGCTGGTGCTGACCAAGCTGAAGACCACGGAAGAGACTGGCCTGTTGGCTCAGAAGACTGCCACGGAACGTGCTCAGACTCTGGCAGCTGGTGTGGATGCAGACAGTGTGGTTGGTAAGCAGAAGACGCTGTATGCCGCTCAGACCTCAGGCTTTGCACGGGATGCTGAACAGAAGGCAGCGAAGCTGATGGTGGATACCTGGAGTGTTCGTCGGACCACTGACGAAGCTACAGTGGCTGACGGGACGAATGTCCTGAACGATGTGGCTGTTGGTCGGGCAGTCAACAAACTGTTGACTGGTGTTGGGGCATAACTAGAAGCGAGATCGAATTGAGAGGGCTTCGGCCCTCTTTTTTTCATAAAGGATTGTTGTGGGTCTTTTCAGTTCAAAGACGAAAACTACAGTAGGAACCACTGCTGTCCGCGTCATCCCTGATGACGGACTGCCTAATTCCATCCGTACTGGCCTGCAGAAGTCTCTATTCGATCCTGCCGGGGGTGACATTCCTGGCTACATCATGGAGGAATTCATCTCCAGTATGGGTCCGAAAGTTGAGCGTATGTATCGTTACGCTGAAGATCACTATACCCATGGCCTGCCCACAGGGGAGTACTACACCAAGACCCAGGGACAGCCAGAAGCCAAGACAGTCATCGAGGCTCTCGAAGGCACGACGATCACCTTTGATTACTACCGTTTTGGCTCACCCAATAGCTTGCATATTGCGTGGTCCAAGCTGGTGACAGACTATGGTTTCAACCATAATACCAACCAATTTGGCCCATTGTCGGTGACCAAAGGTACTCCGGTATATCTCAAGGATATGTATATCGCAGTACCTGAAGATGCATTAACAGCTATCGAAGCCGATGGTCTGGAACAATGGGGAGTTTCTGCAAAGGGTGGATATACCCCTGAACGACCTGTGCAGGTAGGGGATATTCAGAAGATTGTTCCACATACCCCTATTGTTTTGGTTCCTGGCGATGGGGTGCCTTATGCAGTAGCCACTTATGTCTGGGCTGATGGAACAAATTACCTGACTGAGTACATCAATATATCCTTGGCAGGATATGTTGGTGATGCCGATTATTTTCACGCTAAGTATTACCGCAGTGATAGCCCTATTCCTAAATACTGGATGTATCGGGCTGGCTCTGGGTTATATCCTGCCCTGGATGCAACCTTTGATGATCCCCCTGTAGTTAATGGATCATATTTCCCGTTCATCTATTTCAGGTATGACAAGGCATCAGTAATGACCAATACTGCTGCTCCTGAGTATGTATCTTCAAAGAAGATGATGAAGATACTGGGTATGGACTATGCACAGCTGGGTGAAGGGATCAATGAGAATCCGGATATCGGTGATGTAGAGCAAGCCATGATGGTGTTTGCAATCCCTGCAAATACAACCAATCAATTGGAACAGCGGTATCTCTACGATTTCTTCCTGGCTCAATATAATTCTATTGGCCCCCAATATCGAGTCGTAGCTCAGGCAGATCTAGCTGGTTTATTGGCTAATAACTATGACCTGGCTAAGACTACTGTCGTCATTCAAGACGAGAAATTCAAGATGGCCCTGCATAACAGGGGTATCTTCAAGAAACGAATAGCAGGGAAACTCGGGCCTATTGGTACATATACCAGTGGGACCACAACTATCTACGAAGAAATTCCTTATTACGACATCATTGCGGAAGTCATGGGGTCCTATTTTCAGGATATCCCTGTTCATTATTACCGCAAGCAAATCTCTGAATCTATTTATGAAGAGATATCCGTACATGCATTGCAGATGGTTTATCACATCTACGGTGAATATACGGAAACAGCGAATGGGACAGAACCTATTCTTTTGGTTCCTCTTGATAAACTCATCATAGAGAATTACTCAGCACATGATCGAGAAGTGCTGTATTGCCGAGCCATGTATTTTGTGTTCAATAGCGTGGTATTGACCAAGGTGAAGTGGTATCAGCAAGAGTGGTTCAGCGTCTTCATGATTGCAGTGGCAATCGTTTTAACTATCGTTACTTACGGTGCTGCTTGGCAAACTATTGCAGCAGCAGTTGCTGCAGGAACAATGAGTATTGCTGCATTGACTGTAATCATTGCAATGGGAGTGCTGAAGTTCCTGATCGTTTCCCTGATCGTTAAGTTGTTCATTCGTGTTGTTGGTATTGAGGCAGCGATCATCATTGCCTTGATTGCAGCTGCAGCTGGGATGTATACGGCAATCCAGGCAGGAGGTCTGTCAGGAGCACCCTTTGCACAGAACCTACTGCAACTGTCCACCAGTATTGGTTCGGGTGTTCAGGATGAAATCAAGAGTCTGATGGGTGATCTCTTGGCTGAAGCCAATGAGTTCTCTACCTTCATGGAGAAACAGACAGAGACCTTGGAGAAAGCCAAGGACCTATTAGATGTCGATAGTTTCCTCAGTCCATTTACTATATTCGGAGAATCTCCGGATAGTTATTTCAACCGGACAGTACATTCCGGTAACATCGGGGTTGTGGGTATCACTGCGATATCGTCCTATGTGGATATAGCACTCACCCTCCCAACACTAGATCAATCTTTAGGAGGAAGCGATGGCATCTACTAGCTTGCAGGGATTCAACAGCAATCA